TCCATTCATGGAAAGTGCTGTGGTCAATCCTTATCAAGCGTACGACGAAGTAAACTTCCTGGCCCGATTGCGAGATCGCATTGTGAACCAAGGCATGCAGGTCATAGTAGAAGCTGAAGTGCAAGGTGGTAGAGCCAAGGGCATTGAACATCTAGAAGATCTTGTGTTCCGTAATGGTAGTGCAGGTATCAAACGGGCCATGGACATAGTAAAACAAACAGCAGAAAACACTGGTGCTACCACCACAGTCAAATGGGATGGCAAACCAGCCCTGGTATTTGGTCGTGATGACTCAGGAACTTTTGTCTTGACTGATGTGTCTGGGTTTGGTGCCAAAGGTTACAATGGCCTGTTTACCAGCCCACGCCAGGCAATCAACTTGCTGGCACAACGCGATCAAGATGCAGCCGCCAAGGGCAAACCAGCTGGGCGTGTGGAATATCTTGGTCCCATATATGAAACACTTTGGCCCATGTTGAGTGCCGCATTACCCAAGACATTCCGTGGCTATGTGCAAGGTGATTTGTTATACACTGACAGACCTCCAGAAACGGCTGGTAATTTTGTGTTTACCCCCAACACTATCACCTATAGAATTCCAGTCGCCAGTGATGTGGGGCAACGCATTGCCAACAGTGAAGTTGGTATTGCCATGCATACAAGATATGCAGAACCGGGTGCGCCAAAGGAACCAATTGGCACAATGGATTTCAAACGTGTTCCAGGATTGTTGTTGTTGGAACCTGTGTATGCCAAAGAAAATGTACGACCCAACAAGAACTTGGTACAGGCCTTGCGAGATGTGTACAATGCATCTGGCTCGGCCATAGATGGACTGTTTGATCCAGCAGAACTACGAGCCTTACAGATCACTGACTTGCCCAAACTGGGCATTGACTATATCAACAGCAGAGTGGGCACAGACTTTGAAAATCTGGTGGCTGGATTTGGACCCTGGTTACAAAGTACACAAAGTCCAAGAAAGTTTGCCAACATTGTAGAATACTTGCAAAGCCCACGTAGCAATCTAGAAGGCATGGCTGCGGCATTTGAAGCCTGGGCCTTGTTGCACGACATCAAGATGGATATACTACGACAGCTGGATCTACAACATCCTGGACAAGAAGGCTGGGTAATGGCCACAGCAGGTGGCATGGCCAAGGCTGTGAATCGTCTAGCAGGTGGATTTACCAGTGCCAACCGTGCCATAAACAATCCAGATCAACTGCCTACACCGTGATTTTTACTCCAGATCATAAATAATAGTAGGACCTCTGAGTCCATATACTAAGGAGAATTATTATGCCAGCATTAACAATCACCAGTGGTGGTTCACAACCAGTATTTGCAACTGACACCCTCAACGGTCCAGTAACCAGCTCCACATATCTAGCCGGTACTCCAACCAATTTCATGGGCCCTGCCCTAGAGTTCTTTGGTTGCGACCTCGGCGCAGATCCATCAGGCGAAGCCGCAGTCAACGAAATGTTGCAGACCCTGTTACAGAGCATACAACAGACAGCAACAGTGGCCATGTATCAGGTAGCTGCCACAGGCAACGTCACCAACTTCTCGGTGGCAGTGTATCCAGTTGCTGCTTACACAGCAGCCACACTGCAAGCGCAGATACGTGCGCTTGGTGCCAGTGTAAGTGGCTACGACTTGACAGCAGCAACTGTGACCAACGTTGGTTTCCGTTTGGCCAGTACAGCTACAACTGCATCTTAATCAAACCAAGTTTGATTGCAAACAACCTGCTTCGGCAGGTTTTTTGTTGGTGCTGTAAACAATCCAGATCATAAATAATGTTAGGACCTCTAAGTCCATATATCAAGGAGATTCAAAATGGCATTCATAACTGTAGTTTCCGGTGGCGCACAACCGGTATTCGCAACAGACGTACTTAATGGTAATCCAGCACAGTCAACTAACTTGGTTGGGCAGTCAGTTACCAACCTCCAAGGTCCTAAATTAGACTTTTTTACCTTGGTAGCTAACACAGCTTTAACAGGCACAGTGGGCAATGTAGGTGGTTACGTTACTAACGTTCTACAAGCAATCCAACAAACAGCCACAGTGGCCATGTACCAAATCAGTGGGGCACAAAGCGCAAACATCGTGGTTGCAATGTATCCTACTGCAGCCTACACCACTGCAACTTTGGTCACAGCCGCACAGACTGCCAACGCAACTGGTGGCGTAAATATTGGTATTCCAACTGCCAATGTTTTTGCACAAGGAACCTTTATCACTCAGTAATTGAGCTGACAACTTTCGTCGTTGATCAACCCCAGATTAAAAACCTGGGGTTTTTCTTTGGCATTAAATACATGCTCGATGCCGCACACTAATCAATGAGATTCTCCTGCACCACCTTGTTTGATATCACTGCCACTGGTGTCACTGGACACTTTAAATCGTCGCGGATTCCTTTTCAAGATCGTGCCGGCCATACCATACAGGATATCGCTGACTGGAATAGATCTAGAAATCAACAACGCAACTGGGAAACAGTAAATCAAATCATTGGCATGCGAACACAGGTTGATTCAACAGCACCCGAGCGCAAAGAATCCAGTTGGAGTTTTGAATTTGAAACAGAAACTCCAGGAGTATACGGCACTGATGCTGACCCAGTGGCCGTGTTATACAGTGACGCAGACGGTGTGCCCATGCTGACTGATCTTGACAACCGTCTAGAACTGGCATCCCAGATTGTGACTTCTGGGTCTGAACAAAACATCTGGTTCAGCCCAATCACGATAAATAATTGAACTGGAAAAAAACATGACTGGAACTACAGAAATTGAAAAAAAGAGTCTGGAAGCACACGTTGAATTGTGTGCAGAAAGATATAATGCATTAGAAGACAAGATGGTTGCCATGGGTACAAATATCTCACATCTTTGCGAAATGTTACAAGAAGTCAAGGCCACCATAAACAACTTGAATGAAAAATCCACTGACAGATTGATTGCCTGGGGTGTTGGCATCATTGGCACCTTGATTGGAACCATAGCTTGGCTACTAGCAACCTACGTTATTAAATGAATACAGAACAAGAATTTGATCGGATCTTCCGTCAGGAATTCCGTGGCATGCTGGATCAGATGATTTTTCAAAACGACAATGGTGCTTACCAAGCATTTGGACGTTATGTTATACGACCTGGATTAGATGGGTACCACGTATCTTGCGCAGCAACTGATGTGGGGGTGTTCACTAATACTCGTCACGCACTAAGTTGGTGTATAGCCGACAAAAATCAATCATATGCATTGGCACGAGATCTATTTAATCTAGATCAAAAATTGGGCTGTATCACCGACGACATAGCCGTTAGGGCCGCTATTGGCGATCGTAGCACCAACCCGCAGTTCCGTGAAGATATCGAAATCAAGCTGGAAGGCAAGATAATACTGAAAAAACAACTTGAACTGGCATTGGCCAAATGTGTCGATCAGGCTAAATATTATCAACAACGAGGATTAGACAATGAAACTGCTAGAACTGGCCGCAAGCCCAACAAAACAAGCCGCTAAGGTATTTGAAAGTTATTTTGGTGGCCGTATACGCCTGAATACCATCAGCCGTCGACAGACTCGCGATTTGCTTGGTCGTGTACGTGGTCTAGTAAAAGAGCATCGCAAGACGCCAGAATTTCATCAGAGTGAAAAAAATCCTACCTATTTAAAATTGATCATGCTTGAACAAGTGTTGACCAAGAAGATGCACGAAGATGTTGCTGGCGGAGCCACAGTGCCCATGGGTCAGCCCACCAACGGAGCTCCTAGCACTACCCCTACTACCAATCCTGCACAAGCCGAACAGGCACGCAAAAAAGCATTGACTGATCAAATTGCAGCCACTACCAAACAGATAGAAGAATTAAACAAGCGTAAAACTCAGCTGTCACAGGCCATGAACAATCCTGCAGCCATGGCGGCCATGGAAAATCGCAAGCACAATCGTTTATATCGTCGCCTACAAGAAAGTGAAATTCAACAGGCACAGGTAGTGTTGGCTGCACAGGACATGGTTGACCGTGTGCAAAAGATGTTGGAAGATGTGACCAGCATGCAGTTCAAAGATTTACCTGCATTGGCTGACCAAGTAAAAAATGAAGTTGGTGTTGAACAGTCTGCACAATTCAGCACTGATGCCAATGCGGCGTTGGGTGGCCTGGTACAAAATTTACAGGCTAGCAAACAGCAACTAGAACAGGCTCTTGGTGTGGTGACTGGACAGCCTCAGTTGCCGGCCATGGATGCACTGGGCGGCGCAGAATTACCAGACGATGGACAAATGCCTGCTCCAGACCTTGACAATGACACAGCTGATCTTGAAGCCGATCTTGACATTGATGCCAATTTGGAAACACCCCCAGCATTGGGTCGTGGTCGCAGATAATGCGGTTTTGTGAAATCGCCGAGTCTGTTGATGCCAGCACACAAAAATTACTAGCTTTGAGTCAATTTTTATCTGGCCGTGCCGATGATGAAAATGCTCGAAAAGAAATCAGTACCGAAGCATTCATGCAAGCGGCAAACAGTCTTGGTATCGAAGTAAATCCACAAAACTTGCCGGAATATATTGCTAGAGACCCGCTCAAAGATATACTTGAACCGTTTGATCCAAACAGTGGTGTAATCAGATTCCGCGGCAACACCCAAGGCGATACCGGCATGCCAGTTGATCAGGCCAGAGCCATTGTGGATAAAAACGCCAAAGCAGCTATGAACCGCCGAACTTAGACCAAAACAGTTGTAAACAATCAAGTAACGTGTTACAATACACAAAAGGAGTACGAAATGGCATATTCAGATAAAGTATTAGATCACTACGAAAATCCTCGCAACGTGGGCAAGTTTGACGCCACTGACCTGGACATTGGCACTGGCATGGTTGGTGCTCCTGCTTGCGGTGATGTAATGAAACTACAGATCAAAGTCCAAGATGGGATTATCACAGATGCAAAGTTTAAAACGTATGGTTGTGGTTCGGCGATCGCAAGCAGTTCGCTTATCACCGAGTGGGTTAAAGGCAAAACGCTGGATCAAGCGGGTGAAATCAAGAACAGTCAGATCGCCCAGGAACTTGCGCTACCACCTGTCAAGATCCATTGTAGTATTCTTGCGGAAGATGCCATAAAGGCTGCCATAGCAAACTACAGAGAAAAGCATTGATCCACGTCACACCCAAAGCCGCAGGTAAAATTGCTACCAGCCTTGACCGTAGAGGCCACGGCATTGGCATAAGACTTGGAGTAAGAACTACTGGTTGCTCGGGCTTGGCCTATGTGTTAGAATACGTAGACGGCACAGCAGAATCTGATATTGTATTTGAATCAGAAGGTTTTAAAATTGTAGTAGATCCCAAAGACTTTCCTATCCTGGACGAACTGCTGGTAGACTATGTTCGTGCAGGCCTAAACGAAGGCTTTGAATTTGTCAATCCTCAAGAAAAAGATCGTTGCGGTTGCGGCGAATCATTTAGAATATAAAACGTGTTTAATCCAAAATTTGATTACAAACCCATACCCAGGGAAACAGTAGACGGCCGTAGACTGTACGCCACACCAGATGGCAAAAAATTGCCCAGTGTGACCACAATACTAGAAGCTACCAAACCTGAAGAAAAGCGACAGGCCCTACAGAACTGGCGCAACCGAGTGGGACATGTACAGGCGCAGGCCATAACGACAGAAGCTGCCAATCGTGGAACCAGGATGCACAAGTATCTAGAAGACTATACCAAGACCGGAATAATTGCCGAAGCTGGTAGCAATCCTTACAGTAAGCAAAGCCATATCATGGCACAGACCGTGATTGATCAGGGCCTGTGTAATGTCACTGAGTTCTGGGGATATGAAGTCCCTTTATATTTCCCAGGAATATATGCAGGAACCACAGATGCCGCTGGTGTGCATCTCGATGAACAAAGCATCTTGGACTACAAACAGACCAACAAACCCAAAAGACGTGACTGGATTGATGATTATTTTCTACAGTTATGTGCCTACGCCGAAGCACACAACGAAATACACGGTACTGAAATCAAAAAAGGTGTGGTCTTGATGTGTGTCAAACCTGAAATGGACGATTCTGGAAACATTGTTGGACAACCTGAATACCAAGAATTTGTTATATCGGGAGCAGAATTTGAACAGTATCGCCAACAATGGTGGCAACGTGTAGAGCAGTATTATCTGCTAAATACACCATAGACACAAAGGACAACAAATGGCTATTGTACAGATCAGTCAGATCACCAATCGTAAAGGAATCAATTCAAATTTACCGCAACTGGCCGGTGCAGAATTGGGCTGGAGCACAGACACACGGCAACTGTATATTGGAAATGGCACACTGCTGGACGGTGCTCCGGTCATTGGCAACACTGAGATACTGACTGAATTTAGTGTAATTCCCGCGCCTGTGCCAGAAACTGTGACACTGATAGCCAACACTGTGTCCAGTACTACAGCTTTCTCTTTGGTGGCCAATGCTTTGGTATTTTCATACACCATCATCCGTGACACTGCTTATCGTGCAGGCACCATTACCATAGCGGCGGATGGTGCAGGAGTATTGGCCTACAATGATGCCAACGTGCAAAACGCCACAACCGGCATTGTATTGAGTGCCATCACTTCTGGGTCCTTGATCGAAGTACAATATACCAGCACTGCCGGATCAACTGCTCAATTGAGCTACATCGTAACAATTTCGGCCTGATGTGGGCCAATACCTTTGCTGGCCGGCTGGAAAGTTGGTACAGCATGCGGCAACAGTGCCATGGTTTATCAGCGGAATCCGCACTAGAACTTGTCAATTCATGGTGGTTTACAACTCCTTGGCAACCCTATTACCTTGACTGGCTTGATCTGGCAACATGGCCAGATCCCTGGCAACTTTTGAACGACAATGTCTATTGTGATCTTGCAAGAGCCCTGGGAATCCTGTATACTATAAGTTTGCTGGACCGTGCAGATTTGACGGATGCCGCCTTGGTTTTGTCGCAAGATGGACATAATTTAGTCGTGGTCGACAAATCAAAATATATACTTAATTGGAACCCTGATACTGTTGTAAATACCAACCAGGCAATAGAAATCCGTCGGCAGTTGTCGCAAAGCCAAATAAAACAGCAGTACAATTAGAAAACGAAGGTAGCAATGAATCAGATTACAGTAGTCAAAAGAAGTGGTCAAAGAGAGTTACTGGATCTAGAAAAATGGCAAGCACAAATAGCCAAGGTCTGTAGCGGTACAGCCGATGTCAGTCAGAGCATGATCGAGATCAAGAGTCAGTTGCATTTTTATGATGGTATCACCACAAAAGAAATTGACGGCATCACATTAAGATCCTGTGTGGATCTTATTGATGTGGAAACCAATCCAGATGTGGGACACACCAATTATCAATTTGTGGCAGGCAAACAACGACTCAGCATGTTGAGGAAAGATGTTTATGGATCATATGATCCTCCCCACCTGTATGAAATTGTCAAACGCAATGTGGCCACTGGCTTGTACACCCCTGAGTTGTTGGAATGGTACAGTCAAGATGATTGGAATCGCATGGAAGACATCATTGATCACGACCGTGACGAACTGTATTCGTATGCGGCCATTGAACAGTTGATTGAAAAGTATTTGGTCAAGAATCGAGCCACTAAAGAAATTTATGAAACTCCACAGGTCAGATACATAATTGCGGCCGCTACTGTGTTCCATCGAGAAGAACCCAACAGTGCCAGGATGCGTTACATCAAAGAATATTATAACTGTGCCAGCGATGGCCTGTTTACTCTTGCCACTCCTGTGTTGGCTGGCCTAGGCACTCCTACCAAACAGTTTAGTAGTTGTGTGCTTATTCGCAGTGACGATGACCTAGATAGCATATTTGCATCAGGTGAGATGATGGCCAAGTATGCTAGTAAACGTGCTGGTATTGGTCTAGAAATTGGTCGCTTAAGACCCCTGGGCAGTCCCATCCGTGGTGGTGAGATCATGCACACAGGTATGATACCATTCTTGAAGAAATGGTTTGGTGACCTACGCTCGTGTTCACAAGGAGGTATTCGTAATGCAAGTGCTACAGTTTTTTATCCAATTTGGCATCATCAGTTTGATGATCTTATTGTGCTCAAGAACAACCAAGGCACAGACGAAACCCGAGTCCGTCATATGGATTATGGGGTTGTGCTTAGTGCTTTCTTCTGGAGACGATTCAAAAATAAAGAACAAATAACATTCTTTGATCCTAACGAAGTGCCCGACCTGTATGAAGCATTTTACAAAGACACTCCACGGTTTGAAGAACTATATGTCAAGTATGAAAAGCGACGGGACCTACGCACCAAGACCATGGCCGCTGAAGATGTGTTCAAAGGTGGCATCCTTAAAGAACGCACTGACACAGGCCGTATCTATCTTGTGTTCATTGACAACGTGCAAAACCAAGGACCGTTTGATCCAGAGTATCATACCATATACCAAAGTAATCTCTGTTGCGAAATCCTGTTGCCTACCAAGAGTTTCAAAAGATTAGACGATGCTGAAG